AATTAACAATTCACCAAGTAAGAGACTCATACATGAGATTCACTTCAAGTATGGACTCAAGGTGTTGAATGAGGACAAAGGAGAGTTCCTAATGTGCGAACCTAGCACAGGCTTTGCGGTGGCAAAAGTATGGACGGCTACCGAGGATAATGAAACAGTCTACAACTATCGCAGTCCTTTCTATGCAAAAGAGAGAGGGCGCAGTACGGCTGATCGAGAGACGATTCATAGTAAGAAACTCTCAACGCTGATGGGTACGCTAAAGCGTCAGAACGTAGTGCCCTCTATCGGGCGATTGATTGATCAGCAAGCTGAGGTTTGGCATAGAGGTATGGGTGTGATGAAAGAAACTTTTGGTAAGTCAACCAAACAAGTTGATATTAACGCTGACGTGCTTCATGCGCTATTACAAAAAATACTAGGTGTAAGTCCTGATACAAAAGCCTATCAAATAGATACAAATATATGTCAAGAACTACTTGACAAATATAACAAGCTAGATAAAATCAAAGAAGAAAAGGAACAAGAAGTAAATCGATTCTTTGGTAATGAGTTTTGGTGTGTAGGTGCAGATAATAATGGTCATTTGCTTGTTGGCTCAGTAAAGCAAATACCAACTGTGTCAACACAGCGATTGCATGATGCGTATCAAATAGTTAAACCATTCAAGCGAGTTTGTAACTTAGATGAGTATGAAAATCTTAAACCGATTATGTTAATGATGAAAGTTCACATGCAAGATAAAACAGATAAGTTCATTGCAAATACGATTCCACAGACTAGTGTGTTCCTAAGTGATCTTGACATGATTATTACTTACTCTTTCTTTCTTGATTCCTACAACTTTGTATGGGCGCTGACACCATGCTCGAACGTACAATCCTAAGCCCAATAGTATCTCAGTATGACTGGAACTTATATCGTGTACCGATGCGTCGTCAAGGAAATAAATACACCATCTATGTTGATAACTTTTTTACTCGGGTATTTGATGAAGACTCATTACCTGATGAAATCAAAACTAAGATGGCTATGATCCTTGCGTCACCGCATCGTATATTGCAAGACCACGAAGCTACTATGTTATCTTTGATGACTGCACCCAATGAGAATATCAGAGAGATTGGTTGGCGAGTAAGTGACAGTTATTTTTGTTTAATCTTACCCCACAAAACCTTGTGCCTACTGCGAGGTGGGGTGATGGAAGGAGAGACACTATGACACCTGAAGCCAAGGTCAAAGCAAGAGTTAAGAAAGTTTTAGATGAACATAAGGTCTACTACTTTATGCCAGCGACAGGAGGGTATGGTCGTGCTGGTGTGCCTGACATTATTGCTTGTTTTAATGGACAGTTCATTGCCATAGAAACCAAGGCTGGTAAGGGGAAGACGACTGCGTTACAAGAACGAGAACTATCACGCATCAAGACAAATGGTGGCACTACGTTTGTTATCAATGAAGATAATCTCGATGATTTAAAACTTTATTTTGAGTGTTGGACTGGACAATTTACTATGTTTGATGACGACGGGAGATGCTGATGAGAGCAAAGAAAGAGTATAGCAAGTGGTGTGCGCTAGAAAGAATGTGGGAGGAATCTCGATTTGGTGCAATGCAAGAAAAGGCATATATCGCTGGGTTCAGTAAAGCGATAGAATTAGTTGAGCAATCTTTAAAAGGAGAAGTAAATGAACAAATTGAAAACCTTCCGTCAGTTGAGAGCCGTCGAGAACGAACCACGGAAACCATCGTTCCACTATGCCGTGGAAACTAATTCAAGATTTGTGTGGACAACGGGCGCAGACGTAATGAAGACATGGAAACGTCACGGGTTTGTTCCACCTACTGAGTATCGTGACGATTACTTCTTTAAGAAGAATCGTGAGGGAAAGGAGAACAATGAGTGAGCAAGATAAAGAATACCTAGAAGCTTTGTATGCTGGTTTTGCTATGGTAGGTTTAGTAATCAACGGAGACTACTCTGCTGAAGAAATTCCTTCCCAAGCAAAACAGCTTGCAAAGTCAATGATGGTAGAAGAACCCGATAAGGGTATTGTTGCAGTAAAACGTCGTTTTATTAAAAAGGAGAAGTAAATGAAAAGAGTAAATGGTAGTAAAAAAATAGCAAATTATATTGCTAAACACCCTCATGCAAAACCGAAACAAGTAGCGTTAGCTACAGGCACGAACGTTAAGCTTGTCTATAACGTAGCATCAAGACTACGCAAGGTAACCAAAGTCCATGAGAAAGAAGTAGATCGTGTAGCAGACATCGTAAATGCCGTTACACAAGGTGCAGTTCGGCGAAGAATTCAGGGTTGGAATCCTGATGACAATCCAAATTACCTAGTGCGTCAAGTCGATGTTGTTAATCACCCAGCGCATTACAAAGTCGGTGGCATAGAAGTTATAGATTTCATAGAGTCTAAAAACTTTAGCTACAACCTAGGTAATGTAATCAAGTATGTTTCTCGTGCGGATCATAAAGGGAACAAACTTGAGGACTTAAAGAAGGCGCAATGGTATCTCACCCGTGAGATTAATAATTTAAGTAAGTAACCCCTAGGGAGTTAGGCTTCGGCTTTGCTCCCTATTTTTGTAACTATTGGTTTTGTTATTTAAGGAGAAGTGTGAATCTAATTGCCTTGGACTTTGAGACGTACTACGCTCAAGACTACTCGCTAACTAAATTGACAACTGAGGAATACATCAGAGATAAACGCTTTGAGGTAATCGGTGTCGGTGTCAAGGTTGGCGAGGGCGAGACCAAGTGGTTCTCAGGGTCGCACATCGACATCCAAAAATACCTTTCCACCCTCCCGTGGAACGATTCTGCTCTCCTTTGTCATAACACTATGTTTGATGGGGCAATCCTTGCTTGGCGCTTTGGCATCAAGCCCTCTCTATATTTAGATACATTGTGCATGGGTCGTGCGGTGCATGGTGTAGAAGTTGGTGGCTCTTTAGCGTCGCTAGTTGAGCGTTACAAATTAGGCGAGAAAGGCAAGGAGGTTATCGAAGCCAAGGGCAAGCAGATAACTGGTTTCACCTCTTTAGAACTCGAGCGCTACGGCGAATATTGCAAGAACGATGTCGAGTTAACTTTTAAGCTTTTCCAAGTATTGTCGAGCGCGTTTCCAAAAGAAGAATTACAACTCATAGATTTAACTTTGCGCATGTTTATTCACCCCGTACTGGAGGTTGATGATGCGTTGCTGGTTCAGCGTTTGGACGAGCTAAAGCATGAGAAGTTACAGTTATTAGGGACACTCAAGGAGAAACTGGGGTGTGAGAACGAAGAAGCGGTGCGCAAGAAGTTAGCAAGCAACAAGCAGTTTGCCGAGTTACTACAAACATTTAACGTACCTGCCCCGATGAAAGAGTCCAAGACTACGGGCAAAGACACCTACGCTCTTGCTAAGAATGACGAAGGGTTCATTGCGTTGACAGAACATGAAGACCCGTTTATACAACAGCTATGTGCGGTGCGTCTTGGTACTAAGTCTACAATCGAAGAGTCAAGGATAGAAAGGTTCATTGATGTTGGTTCTCGCAATAAAGGTCGTTTGCCTATTCCTCTTAAGTATTATGGCGCTCATACTGGTCGTTGGGCTGGTTCTGACAAAGTTAACTTTCAAAATCTCCCCTCCCGTGATGTCAAAAAGAAGACGCTCAAAAATGCCGTTGTTGCCCCCGAAGACTACGTTGTAATTAATTGCGACTCCTCACAGATTGAGGCTCGTGTCTTAGCGTGGTTGGCTGGGCAAGACGATGTGGTTGAGCAGTTTGCTAAAGGTGAAGATGTTTACTCCATATTTGCTACATCAGTCTATGAGCGACCCATTAGTAAGAAAGATCCTATTGAACGGTTTGTGGGTAAGACCTGTATCTTGGGACTTGGTTACGGGACTGGCGCATTAAAGTTACAGCACACACTAAAGACAACACCCCCTGGGGTTGTGATTGACGAGACAGAATCCAAACGGATTGTGGATTTGTATAGAGAGAAGAACGCCAAGATCATCAGTTTATGGAGGAAAGCCGACAAAGCTATTGGGGATATGGCTAATTGGGAGGACATCAAACCATATTACCTTGGCAAGCACAGATGCCTGACTGTAACCAAGGAGGGTATAAAACTACCGAACGGGTTGTACATACGTTACCCTGACCTAAAACTCAATGATGAGAAAGCTAATAGCGGATACATATATCAGTCCCGTAAAGGCCCCGTGTCTCTATGGGGCGGTTCTGTGGTGGAGAACGTAGTTCAAGCACTTGCTAGGATTATTGTGGGTCAACAGATGATTAAACTAACTGAGCGCTATCGCCCCGTGTTAACAGTTCACGATGCGGCGGTGTGCGTAGTCCCCGAAGACGAGGTAAATGAGGCTTGTGCTTGGATCGTCGAGGTCATGTCAAAGCCACCTGATTGGGCTAAAGGATTACCTGTAGCGTGTGAAGCACATTACGGACAGAACTATGGGGAGATGGAAGAATGGAAATGAGAGAGCCTAATCAACGCTTTTGGGACGCCATGATTATTAAATGCTGGCAAGACTTTAGTGACTGCCAAAAATTAAACACTTGGTGCTATGCAGAGTTTGGTAAATTCCCTCAAGATTTAGAATTAAAGCGAGTACAAAATTGCTTTGGCAATAGAGGTCAAGGAGTACGTGTTTGGGTGGCTGAATATATGCCAGCTTTAAGTGAAAGATTATTTGCCCTTCCTAAAGAACGTCACTTAGAAATATTAGATTGGCTTGCTAACAGTAAGGTTGATTCATTGACCAGTAAAGGGTCAAAGTCACGAAAATATTATAGCGAAGCTAGAACTGCAATGAAAGCCGCAGAAAGAAAAGCAACACAAAAAACTTGGTCAGACAATTTAGAGAAGACTATTAACCGTAATAATCAATGGACAGTTGTTAAATGAGAAAAGTAAGCATACGAACAGTTGAAAATACTATTGGGCTGGCACGTAGTGTTGCTAATGGAACAACCAAATTTCCGTTTATGGGTTATTGTGCAGACCTGATGGAAAAAATGTTAGAAGAAATTAAACAGGCAAGAAAGGCACAAGAGAAATGACTTTCTTAGTAGCTAACATCCCGCCAGTTAAATGTTTTGTGCGTAAGGAGTTTCTTTACAACCACGAGAAGGGTCATGGAGAACTAGAGCCATGTGTATGGATGACTGCTAAGTCAATCAAGGGGCAAGCCTTCCGTATCGAGTCGATGCTAACCAACTACGGGGCGTTGTACGACAAGCTACCTATCCATGCCTATGTATGGAAAGAAGTAGCCGAGCCGTTACCCTTAGATCATTTACAGATATGGGATTGCCTATCGTATGACATGGCGGTGATTGAGAAGTCTAATTTAAGAGGACTCAAGGTTAAGTTCTTTGGCAAGGATAAACAGTTTCATTTTGGCAACTACCTATTTACCATTGACTTTGCCTCGCCCGAATCCAATAGACTAGATACTAGCTTTTCAGAGGGTGTTGAGGAGCATAAGAGCTATAACTTTATCCGTTTGGATAATGGGCAGTTTGCCTGCCAGCCTAATAACAGATGTCTTTGGTATGACGTATCGCTCGTACCAGCAGTTCTAAAGACTCCTGACTTCCGCATACCCACCGAAGTATATAGTGTTGAGAACCACGCTAAGTGGAGTGCAAAGGACGAATGGTTTTATAACTTTGAGGAGATTAAAACATGACAACTTTTACAACTGAAGATAGACAGAACGCATCTCCCCCACACATTGTGGATAGTGGTGCTAGTGTTAAAACCCTAGCGGATTACATTGAGCAGGAGACTCGTGAGGAGATGTTACGGAATCAAATGCACTTGCTACACGAAAGAGTTAAAGAATTAGAAATAGAAAATGTTAAATTAAAAAGAGAAATAGAAAATTTTATGAACGGAAAACGTTAATGTTTACTTGGTCATTCTCCTCTCTCAAAGATTACATTAATTGTCCAAGACAGTATCAAGAAATAAAGGTACTTAAGCGCTACATTAAATATCCTACTGAACAGATGCGTTATGGCACGGAGGTGCATAAAGCCTGTGAAGACTATGTAAGTGAGGGTACACCCCTAGCTGAAAACTATAAGCGTTTTAAACCAGCATTAGATTCTTTAGTTGAGATTTCAGGGACTAAATATCCTGAGCACCGCATGGCGCTGAATTATGACAAAGAACCATGTCAATACGGTAAAGGTTACTGGGTACGTGGCATAGTAGATTTACTAATCATAGACGGAGATCATGCATTTATTGTTGACTACAAGACTGGCAATAATCGCTATCCTGACCCTAAACAGTTAAAGCTAATGGCGCTAATGACCTTTGCTCATTTCCCTGAAGTAATGGTAATTAAAGCTGGTCTACTGTTCATAGTACATGAAAGTTTTATGAGTGAAGAATACACTCGGGACGATATAAACAAGCTCTGGAGGTCGTTTGAAGGAGACCTTGCCAGACTCCAACTTTCGTACGAAAATGATGTG